TATCATCTAACCACTTGCTAGGAGGCTGTGCAGGAGGTGGAGACATATCATTGCCTTCAATACCTTTAACAATCTCTAACAAGAATCTATATAATTCTCTTACTTCACCCGCTAACTCTTCATCTATTAGCCACTTTTGAGGAGGTCTAGTAGGTGGCGGGCTTACGGTACTCTCTGCTACGTTCTTCCAGGAAGTAAACATAAACCAATAAATCTGCTGTACATGACTGCTTAACTCGTTATCACTTAGCCATTTTACAGGCGCTTTCATAGGAGGAGGCGCAACAGCCATTAATAACCAGCCGCCTTTACGTCTATCGTTGCATCATGTAAAGATGAAAATACTGGATCAGACATTGTAATTCTAAAGCTAATCTCTAAAAACGTAACCATCTCATCAAATTCAGGCGTTAATAAGTATTTACCCATACGCCCTATATCAATCCATCTCTCTGTTGAAAAGGTTTCTGCACCGTCTAAGGAATACTCAACCATTATTTGAGGGTCAGAGCCTTGACCTGAAGCTATGCCTACACCTGTTTGAAGTGCAAACCTAATCTTAGACATTAACAAGCGTTTACCTATAGGCATTCCAACATCAACAGATGTGAAAGGTGGTGTCACTCTACGCCTTTGGATAACCTCACCTAAATCTGTATAAGTAGCTTCGTCTAGCTCAACAATATCAGCAGTGCGATAATCAGCGCCTAGTTTCTTGTCATAAACCTCAACATACGATTGAGCTAAGTAGGGCTTTGTATCGCCTTCGTTTGTGCCTGTTGATAAATTAAACCACTCGCCATATTCTTCAATATATGCCCACGTTATACCGTCTGAAAACCATAGAATATAAAAGTCTTGACCGTCTAAAGTCATTGTGTAACCGGTAGCATTAGCCTTATTCAGCCCTTTAATAGTATTAACCATTGAAGGGGGGCTGATTTTAGTTAGTTGTGATTGTATAATCTGATAGACATTTGAATCATCTGCTAGAAAGTACATAGCCTTATCTGTATTAGCTACAGTATAAAAACCACCTAAACCTTTTTGCATAATCGCATTATCAATACGCTTTAAAGGTGGCGAACCTGTACCTGCATCGTAGAATGGCTCGATAGTGTCAACACAAAACATATACACCCATTGATTGAATGCGTAAGGCCGTCTAATGTCGTCTGGCTTGCTCTCTGCGCTACCTGTACTAGCTATGGTTAATGCACCGCCTGCACCTGTAACGCCAAACTCAAAGCCCGAACCATCATAAACAGATTTAGAGTTTAAATAAGTAACTGAGTCAGCAGTAAATGCACCTGTTGCAAAGGTTGTACCGTCCCATGTATAAACACCGCCAGCAGCTATTACCATTAAATCAGTAGAGCCTACAATGCTATTAGAGAATATACATCTTTGCGTGCCTGCTACTGTGCCAATTAAAGTATATACACCCGCTATATCAACAGAGAATAGAGATTGATTAACAACATGAAATAGTGTGTTGTTCCAAACGTGCAAGCCTCTATCTAAATTGCCAACACTTGTAGCAAAGGCTTTAGAGCCTAGCCACGGTAAGAATATTGCAGGAGCATTAGCATTGCCCTCTGGCACTTGCGGATACCAATTTTTAGTCAGCTCATTATCAGCTTGATGACTACGGTTTTCACTTGTAGCGCCTATTAGCTTTAATGGTACGGATTGAAAAGGCATCTAAGGATTTCTACCGCTTCTACGTTTCTGACTAGCTACGCCTCGATCGCCTAAAGCGCTTGTAGTATTAGCGCCCGATATAGCTTCAATAAATAGACTCTTATACTTCATCATTTCCTCATTGTTATCAGCCCATTGAAACAAAGCCATTAATGAACCATACAGATAGATATTAGGATAATCAGTAAGTATTGCATTTGTTGTAGCCGCTGCACTTAAAGCAGTTAATTTGCCGTAATAACTTATATTAGTTACATAAGCAGCATCTGGAATAATGTCATACTCAATCTGGTCTGTGATTGTATAGTTTGACGGTATAGCTGTACCTTGTCTTATGATTTGTGCAGCCGGAGAAACGTAGTCAATGACTACTCTTTGACCTGATACAGTTAAATCGCTTCGTCTAGGCTCTAGGAAGCCCGTAGGGAGGCTTTGAGTTCTAAGTGATGTGCTAGTAGCGCTTGTCTCTAATTGCACCATAGAGCGAATACGCAAAGGCTCAACAGCATTTGAGTATATCTCTGTTTCACATAAATCTATGAAGTCATCAAGCTTATCATCTACATCTTGACGTTTAGACCATGTTTGTATTGATGCTTTTAAATTAGCGTAATTAGCAAGAGCCATTATTTAGCCTTAGTATCTGTTTTCTTTTTAGTATTCTTAGCTTTCTTCTTTGCAGCAGGTTTCTTTTCTTTCTCGATAGCTTTCTCTTCATCTTTATCCTTATTCATTAATGAGGGAATTTCTAAAGATTCTCGTTTTACATTTTCTGCTTTGTCTACGTTGTCGTTGTCGAATGTTTTAGGGGTAACGTCGCCCTCTGTCATCCAAGCTTCACTAAATTCTTTTGTGCTGCATTCAAACTTATCACCAGGCTTTCTATAAACACCGTGAATAAATCCGCGTCTTGTTGCTGTAACTTTCATATGAACTCCTTAAAAATATAGCCCCCATTTCTGAGGGCTTTATTTATTTACTTACTAACCAATAGTGTAACCGTCAGCATAAGTAGCTAACTGGTCGCCCATTGAAGTAGGTGCAACCCAACAATCAACAGTGATTGAAGGAGTAGTACCCGCTAAAGTATATTCAACACCAAAGTATCGAGCATCTTCAGCAGCGGTTACAGGAGGTACAGGAATTGAGAATACAAAACCAGCTACCAACAAATCCGCATCTTGTGCAGGAGCTGTAGGTGTACCTGATTCAAATATTCTACGTCCAACAAGAGCTTCGCCTGCTGTTTGTGCAGCATTTGAAGAGTATTTAACGTCAAACGTGTAATCTTCACTACCGTCTGCAACATCGGCTGCAACGCCTACGCTGAAATAAACAGACATTGGCTCACCACTACCGATTGAACGCGCAACGCTCAAATCAATAACATTAGTAGCCACTGCTGTAGCGGTTAACGCTTGCGCGTCTGATAGTTGTAAAAAGCTATCTCTATACATAATAGTCTCCTAATCTATGTTACTTGAGCTTCAGCGATAGTAAGAGTATCTACTAATCGAACTGGTATGCCCAAAAACATTAATTGGTGAATTGATGAACCAAACTGATTAACAGCAGGCTCGATTGTTACAGCAGATGCTGATTTGTCCATTGCAGCTACACGCAAATGAGAAGCTAAAGTTCTATTCACATAGAAACAAGGCTTAACATTAGTAACAGAAGGCAAATGGTCAATAGCGCGAGCCATTAATTTAATTACCGCTGTTGATGCTGTTGCAGCTTGAGTGCTTGATTGTGCAATTAATTGAGAGTTATCAATATTCGCAATACGAACACCATATCGCCAATCAGCTACTACTAAGCCATTATCCCAACAGAACAAGTCTTTATATGCTCGGTAGTCATTACCAGAAGCATCTTGAACGTCATCAACGCCTAAGTCTTCATGCTGTAAGCCAGCCATTGAGCCTTTAGGAAAAATGCCATGAATGGTATTACTACCCCATCCAATTAACCATGCAGACATATTATCAGAGCCAGTACCACCAGCATCAATAATGTTGTCGCCATTAGCAGCGCTTTTGCTGTTGTAACGATTAGAAAAGCCAACATATTCTTCAGGGCTAGTTGCAGCACCATAGAATAAAGTAGTTGCTTGAGTTTGTGACATACCTTCTAAATGAGCACGAGCTTCCTGTAATCGGTAGCCTTGCACATCGTCTTGAAGTTTAGCAAGCTTAACATCAACGTGTGAACGACTCTCTAACATTGCAGCATTTTCTACTACTTGTGCAGTAGTTGCTTTAGATGCAGGAGTACCGGCGTTAATTGCTCGATAGTATGAAGTGGGTAGACCAGTACGGATAGTTGTCTGATGGCCAGTAGGAAGATTACCTTCTACCATAACCATGTCGTCTAATGCCGCATTTGTCTGCGCTAACATCTCTACGATGTCGGCTGTTTTACCATCTGGATCGCGGGTTTTTGCCCAATCCAGTAAGGTAGGATTTACTACACTTAAAGTAGCCATATTTTATTACCTGTTTTAGTTGCCATAGAATCGCTGTGCTAGCGATGATTTTGGGTTAGTTTCTTTAGCCTTCGCTTTAATTACATTAGGAGCTTTATCGACTTGTTTCTTTGTCTCGACTGTATCCTTTTGCAATGATTTGTACTTAGAAGCATCTAGCGCCATAAGCATAAGTTCATGGCTATCTAAAGCATTAACAGACCTTTCAGAAAATCCAGACTCTTTGATATATGAGTCCATTAAGGCAATATCTGCCTCCATTACTTTTTGGTCTTGCCATTGAGGTAAAGCATCTAGCAGTTTATTTTTCTCGTCTGCTGTTCGCTCTATTTGCTCATTCTCAGAAAGGGTTTTTAAGTCTTTCTTTGCTTGCTCAGATAGTTTCTGCTTATCTGCTATTTCTTCTTTTCGTTTCAAATACTCGCTTGGGTCTGTATCTCGCAAATCTGCTAATTCTTCAGGGTTAGACTCTGATTTAATAGCAGCATCTAATTTAGAAAGTGACTCCGTTAAATTTTCTTTAACTTTATCTAGCTCAAGGTTTTTAGCCTCTAAGCCTTTTTTCATTTCCGCATTAACTTGCGACTTCTTTGTGTAGTCAGATTGACGTAAGCCATTTTCCTTCCACTCTTTAACTGTACTCGCGCTTACTTCTTCACCATCGAAATCGTAATAAAGGTCGCTTTCAGTCTCTGTGCTTTCGGTACTTTCTACACTGGACGATTGCTCATCCGTTGCGGTTTCACCCGCTTCTATGGAACTAGCTTCGGTTGTACTTGACGTATCCTGACTACTTTCCGTTGAATTTGTTTCAGTTGTTGTTGCTTCGGTTGATGTTTCCGCGTTGTTTGCTTGCATTTTTATTGCTCTCAAGTCGCTTCAGGGCTTGTTCACCCATAACTATTTTACTTTCAATTATAGTTACGAGGTCGTCTAGCACCTGTAACCGCCTGCAATTTTCTTCTCTTGCTCTTTTTTTAAACCATGAGCCGCTGCGAATAGCGTTGATATACATGGCTTCTAATTCTTTTGCATACTCTTTAAATTGTGAAGTATTAGAGAATTCCTCTGCTTTCTGGCCTTCTCTAGCCTCACCTACTAACTGTAAGCTTCTCTCTGCCTTATCCATTTTTCCCCTCGCCTGGAATATCTACATTGTTTTCAACTTCTAGTTTTGTGTAGTCATAAGTCTTATCAGAATCATGAAAAGCTTTTTTCTGTATCATTTCCATTTGTTTCAATTCTGTTTGAGTGCTGCCTTTAATCAGCTCAACTTTAGACTTTTGTTGTGCGTTGATTAACGATGCTCGAGCCTTAATAGTCTCTGCTTCTGCCAATGGATTAGATTGTGATAGTTCTTCAATTTGTTGTTGAGCCATCTGCATAGCTTGAGTTAACTTCTGATACTCAGCGAATAATACTTCTTGAGGAATATCAGGATTATTAAAGAACTCAGATACATCAGGGTGTCCTAGCGCTTGAGATAATTGGTCTAAAGTATTGAATATTTTCTGGTCATCAACTAGCAATGAACCCATTTGTTGCTCTTGTTTCTGAATGCCATAGATGCCCTGTAACTGCTGTACAGCCTTATCACCTGCACCCGCACCTAACCCTACTCTTGATATAGTTAAGCTCTCATGCGCCCACTCAGACGGGTTAACCTCTAAAGATTTACCACCATTTAAAGGCACTATAATCACATCATCTATAAACCTTCTTAGCGTCCATTCAACACCATCATAGAGCTTTCTAAATCCTACCTCTGCATGATTTCTAGCTACTAATTCAATCTTAGCCTCATTAGCTCTTTCGATACCGCTAAACCTTGTGGCCGTTTCTTGATGTAATTGGTCAGCTTCTAAACCTTGAGAGGCTAGCATTTCACCTGTACGAGAAGCTTTAGACTGATCGCGTGATTGCTTAACCATCATTACTTCTTGACCTATGAAGGGCACAGTAAGAGGTATTATTGAATCTCTAGGGCTTTGAGTAGCGTTAGGCTTCATTCTAACAACGCCTGATTTCTTATCATCAAAGAAGTCATCTTGGTTAACGCCTTCGCCTATTAAGCTTCTAGGATTACCAACATCATAGATGTTATCTAGCATAGCTCTTTCAAGCTCAGTATTAACGCTTTGGTCTTGAACAACTAAAGAAGCCCTGCCATTACCAATAGCCTTATGAGCCTCTAAAATACAGCTTGTAATAGCATAAGGGATATGGTCATAAGTCTCATTTTCTACAATAGTTGAGCCTATTTTGACAATACGTCTACGCTCTGCAATACCATCACCATCATAGTCAATTAGCGCAAAAGCTAAGACATGGTGTACTTTCTCTGTTGACCATTGCTTAAAGCCGTCAATATCAATTACATCACCGCCCTCATCACGCCATCTAATGTCTCGCATTGCTTCTGCTTGAGATGAGCCAGAGCCAGAGTTTTGCTGACCACTGCCTGTAATGCCTGACCTGCCGTCAGATGTAGGAAATTTTGATACTTCCTCTTCAGTCATGCCGCTAGCTACTAACTCGCCTCTAGTCGGATAAGACTCATGCCCTGCAAGCTGTGCATCTTCAAGACAAGTAGAGCCACGAGATAATAGAAAGTTCTCAGTAGCTATATTCTTTATGATAAATTCTTTTTTAGATTCTGTAATTCTTAAGCGAAAGTTAAATTTATTCTCATCGTCAAGCTTCTCTTTCTCAACAATATCAACCTTGTCTACTTTCTTCTCTTCCTTGATTTCCTTGATAAGCATTGTTACTTGCTCAACAGTTAAATCCTTTTTAAACTCCTCTCTAGTCTTTCTTACCGTATCTACAAAGTAATGAACAACGCCCATTTTCTGTATCTCAGCATCTTTAAGAAAGCCGTGAATAGTTCTATAAGATGATTCTCGCCTAAGTATCATGTGATTGATTAGGCTAGTTTTCTCTGAAGCTTCCTTGATTGCCTCCTCACTCTCACCCATTGCTCTACTAAGCATGACATCACCAGAGCCTAGGAATACTCTAACCATTGAAGTCATATCACTATCAACAGTGTCTCTTACGTCAGACGCTATAACAGATGAGAATCCAGCCTCTTCATCGCCATACTCTTCCTGGTTGTATCGTCTTAGGTATTCCTCGTTTTCCTTCATATACTCAGAGTTATAACTCACAGAGTCTTGAATAAAACTGTCTACAATGGCTGAAAGCTCAGCATTTTGCATTTTTGGCATTAATGAACCTGTTAGAACTAAAAGTTATATAGGTGTAATTTTAGGAATAATACATTATAAGTAATGTCAATACAACACTCTCTAATAGTGCTATGGTTTCGGATTAATTAGGAGGAATTATGAGTGAATTATATATGGTGTCACAAGGCGAATACTCAGACTATAAGATTTGTGGTGTGTTTGACTCAAAAGAACTAGCCGAGAAGTTTATTAAATCGTTTGGAGTTCACGGCTATGACGCTATGTTTATTGAAGAGATAGAGCTAAACCCCCATGAAAAAGAAGTTAGGAATGGTTTTAAATCCTATTTTCTATATATAAATATACTAGGGGATACAAGGGATATTCGTCTTAATGCTTCATACCCTTCATTTGAAGGCTCTGGTAATCATTTTACATCAAGAAGCAATGAGTTAATGGTGGATTGTTTTGCTAAAAATGAAGCTCACGCAGCTAAGATAGCTAACGAGAGGCGAGTTCAAATAATAGCGGCTTACCAATGGCCTAATAGCTAAGCCCTGTGCTTCTTTCTGCCTTTGGGAAGGGGTTGAGGTTTGTCGTCTGGTATCTCTGCATAACGTATATCCA